ACCGCTTGAACTCCGACATAATAACCATAATCAATTATCGTGGGTGCGTTAATCGTTGCGCTTGTTCCTGCTTCTTGGTCAATTACTACAATACTTGTTATCGTTGTGGATCGTGGCGCACATTTCAATATTTGACTTGATGTACTTACTTGTAAAACATTCATATTATTAAAACTATTAAAGTAGAAAACTGTTGCATAAAAAAAGGGTTACATTTCTGCAACCCCTTTCTATGGAGACAATCAAACAAAAGCTAAGATGTTGTGAAAGACGTTAATCCCGTTAAGTCAGTTAATAAACCTGCTTCCGTTGTGCAATTAATGAAATTCGCTGGCAAAGATTCCATTCCCGTAAACGTCAAAGTGTAACCGTTTAAGTCACCTGGTTCTGTACCCATTCCAATAGTACCTGCCGTTAAATCCATTCCTCTTTTGAGTCCTGCAATTCGGTAGGTATTGTCACGCCCTCTAATAATAATTTGCGGTCTTCCGTAAGATAGTAATTTTACTATTTTTTGGCTTGTCGCATCTTGTTTTTTAAGTGTGATAGTTAACTCTTGCTGAAAGAAAGTAGTACCATTGTTTCTATCTGAAGTGATAGTTTCTTGGTAGCTATTAGTTCCTTTTAACTCGAATTTGTAGCAAGCTGTAACGTTTGCAATTGCTGTGATTAAATCAGTATTTGTGTTGTCATAAGTAACATCAACCTCGGGGTTGAAATCCCCGAAGTTAATGAAATATGCTGCGTCTAATCCTGCAATTGAATCTTTACAAACTTCTAATCTTCCGTTGGCTAAGTCGCAACTCATAAGTTCTTAGTTTACAGAGTTAGTAACGTTGTAAGTTACGATGTCTTCAACAACACCATATTGAACACCTGCCGTCATTCTCATAACGATTCTAACGTTTTGTGAACCGTCAACATCTGCCATATCCAAAAGTTTTACCTCTTGTGCATCGTTCATTAAACCAGTACCGAACACTAAATTTTCTTTAGTTGTAGCTATCATTGTAGATGCAGGAAGTCCAGGTGCGTGTGCTAATTTAACACCCTCGAAAGGTAGGATAGCACCACCGTTAAACCACATTGAACCTTTACCGTCAACACCGTTTGCACCGATGTTAGTTGCGAAACCACCTAATGCACGAACATACAATCTAAATACGTTTGTTGAAACGTAGATATGGAAATCCTCACGTGCTGAAACTGCTAACGGAGTAGCATCAAGTACTTTTCCGATTTCTGCAATTACGTTAGTTGAAGTCAAACCACCACCTACTAATGCAAGTTCTTGTGCTGTTGGTAAAGCAGGGTCTAAAGCTAACAAAGTTGTAAATCCGTCAAACTCTCCGTTGTTAGATGCAACACCTCTCCAAATGTTTACTTCGTTTTCTGAAGCAACTTTTTCTGCGTATTGTGCTAACAAGAAATCTGTAAATGATTTCGGCATAACGTCAAATGCTGAATAACCCATTTCGATTGCGTCCCAATCATTTCTGAAAGTTGTTTTACACAATTGACGGTTAACTTGTAACTCTTTCGGTTGGATTACTCTTTCAGTTAAAGTAATCGTTCCTGCAGGGTTAAAGTCGCAAGATGCGTTTGATAAAAGTTTGTCAGTTGCAAGTCGTTTCATAACCGATTTGAACTTAACATTTGGCATAATCGTAATTAAATTACTTGCCAAAGTTGGTGCAGGCAATAAAGCCGCTGCAATGTACTTACCTGCGAACTCGCCAGCGTAAGTAGTTGTAATTGATGTAGTTGTACTCATTTTATAAAAATGTTTTAAATTAAACTGCTGTTAAAGTGATTGCTCCTGCTGAAACACCTGAACCGTTCACGTACCAGTTTGTTCCATCACAAACTAATTCTGCAAAGTCGCCGATTGATTCTGCTGATGCTACGAAAGAAATTGTGTTTTCGTCAACTCCTGCAACGTGTGCTCCGTTAACTAATACGCTTCCCTCGATAACATTTGTAGCCGCCTTGATCGTCCAATCTGTAGTTGCAAACAATTGACCTACGATAAATTTGAATCGTAAACCTGCTGATGTTGCTACTGCTGGAAGTGTAATTTGCGCTCCTGCTGATGCTTTTAATATTAATACTTTTCCGCTATCCTCTGCGGTCAAAGTTGTTGCGCCCGTTACGGCTTCAACTACTGCCAACTGACGTTCTTCGTCGTTGGTTACTGCTAAATAAGTTGTGCTCATTCTATTGGTTTATAAATTTTAGTACTAAATCCATTGTGCTTTTAGGTGCTTCAACCTTTACTTTTTCCGTTGGCTCTGGATTGTGAACGATTGCTTTCGGTTCTTCCATTTGTGCTAACTTAACTTTCAATGCTTCGTTTTCAGCTTTCAACTCTTCGTATTCTGAAAAGAACGTTTCTTTAACCATTGATTCAACTGTTTTTTTAACTGCTGATTTTTCAATCGTTTCAGCTGGTGCTTGTGGTTTTTCCAATTCTTCTTCTTCAACTTCTGCAGGCTCTTCTTGTTCTTTAATTTCTGCAATTACACCTTCTTGAGTAACGATTAAAAGCATTCCGTTTTCAACAACGTATTCTCCAACGGGTAAAGGAATTCTTTGGTCGTCTTCCGTTACAACAAAAATTTCGTTGTTAGCTTCAAAGCTATCCGCTTCGATAACTGTAACACCGTCGTTAAGTTTCATTTGCTCCAATTTCACTTCGATATTCAAAGCAACACAAATCTTTTTTACAATTTCTTTATAATTCATTTGACTTTTTTTTATTAAACTATTACACTTTTGTTCTGTTGCACTTTAGCGAATTATTACCGTTGTATTTTGGCTCGGATTGATTACAATTTGCGTTCCACCGCTTACTGTTGAACCTATCCCTTGTTGTGATAATTCGCCTTCACAACATTCTTTGCGATACTTGTTATCCTTGCATAAGCAACCACGTTTTCCGCCTTTAGGTGATGTTGTTTTTGGTGGCATGTTATCCTTTTACTTGTACTACTTTAACTGCTTTTAATGTTGCAACTCCTGCTTGAATTTCTTTTGCTCGTGCTGATAATTTCTCAAACATTTTTTGGCTTTCTACGCTAATTGGTAAACCTAAATCTTTAGTGTTTTTAATTAAGGTATTTACTAAATTCAATGCTTTTTGATTATCTGAACTTGCAACTCCTAAAGCATCGATAGCCTCTTTTTGTTTAACTAAAATTATATTCACTTTTCCGTTTGCTGATTTCAATGAATTATCCGCACTTGTTGTCATTTTCATTGCATCTTGCAACAAACCTAACTCTACATTCATTCCCAACTTTACCGCTTCTTTATCAGATAGCTTGTTGATAATTTCTAAACTTGTTTTCATTTATATGATTTTATAATTTGTACTACTTTCTCACGTGCTGACATTTCGTAACGCTCGGCAAAATAACCCTCGATGCTGAATCCTTTTAACTCGCCGTCTTTTACTTTTTTCCACGTTTCGTCATTGTCAACTTTCATTGCAATCATCCACGTTCCTTTTGGTAAATCAAAACCGTATAATTTAGATTTATCCATTTCTGAATCTTCAACTATCCACGATTCGACTATTGTCATTCCGTCAACTTTAACAGCGTGTTGCTCCGTTGCGTTTTGATGTTGCCCTCGCATAAATACCAACTCGCTTGCACGTTTTACCGTTGATTCAGAAAAGAATATTTCAAACTCTTTATCTTTGTCTTTACGGTAAATCTTTTTATTAGGAATAAGCGCTGCGCCTAAAACAATTCGCTTTTCGTCAATCGCTTTAAGTTCAACGAAGTCCTTAGAAAGTGCAATAAAATTTTCTTCTATTGCAGGTTTTTCCACAAGTGAAACGGCAAAAACACCGTCTTTCTTTTCATCTTTGATTACTAATTCGTAAACTTCCATACCTTTTAAACTATAATTGTGATGTTTGTTGCACTTTCAAATCAAACTGCTGTGCGCTTGTGATGTCGTTGCTTACCACGTACGCTTTAACAGGCTGTTGTTGTAAAGTTGCTAATTGGTTTATTCCAGTATTTCCGACAACATTAAGATTTGGGGAAATAACACCTCCACCTCCAATACCTCCTAAATCACCGCCTCCACTTGGTGCGCTTCCTCCTCCTAATGATTGTAACGCTTTTCCCGTTGCTACTAAGTTCGAAGCTATTCCTAAACCTGCTCCTATTTTGTTTCTTGCTATTTCCGCTGCGGATAATGCTTGACCTCCCGGAACTAATGAATACTTTGCAATCGCTGCGGCATTCGCCGCTTGTGTTGATGTAACAATCTTTGCAATACCTATTGCACTTTCAGCAAGAACCGCCGCTTTTTGAACGCCTTTAGACTTCTCAAATATTGAT